ATTAAATTATTAAAAGAAAATCCTAATAATATTTATTGGAATATTATTTCTTCTAATACTGATGCTTACGAATTATTAAAAAATAATATTCATAAAATTAATTGGTCTGGTTTAGCATTAAATTATAATCAAGATAATTATAATATATTATTAAAATATTATGATAAAATTAATTGGTGTTCTATTTCAGAAAATCCATATGCCATTGATTTAATCGAAAATAATACAAATAAAAATTATGATTATTGGTTTTATTTATCAAGAAATACTAATCCAAAAGCTATCCAAATATTAAATAAAAATATAGAAAATATTAATTGGGTAAATTTATCAAAAAATCCTTGTCCCGAAGCAATGAATATTTTATATAAAAATCAAGATAAAATCGTTTGGAAACATTTATCTGCTAATCCTAATGCCATTAAATTACTCGAAAATAATATTCATAAAATTGATTGGTATCATTTATCATCAAATCCTAACGCCATTCATTTATTAAAAAATAATCTTGATAAAATATCTTGGTATAATTTATCTTCTAATCCTAATGCTATTGATATTCTTAAAGATAATCAAGAATATATAAATTGGTCTTCATTTTCAATTAATCCATCTATATTTGAATATGATTATCAAAATATGAAAAAAAATAATGAAAATATGTATGAAGATTTAATTAAAGAAGTTATGAAACCTTCAAGAATATTTAAAAATATTTCAAATAATTATGATTATTTAGAAATAATGTTTGATGATTAATTTATAAATATATTATAATTAAATGATATCAATTCCCAATTAATCTTTTCCTTATTTTTTTCAAGTAATTCAATCGCACTAGGATTTAATGACAAATTATTCCAATTAATTTTATCTATATTTTCTTTTAATAAATGAATGGCATTTGGATTTAATGACAAATTACTATAATTAATTTTTTCCTTATTTTTTTCAAGTAATTTAATCGCATTAGGATTAGATGACAATTTATCCCAATTTATTTTATCAATATTTTCTTTTAATAAATGAATGGCATTTGGATTTAATGACAAATTATTCCAATTAATTTTATCTATATTTTCTATCAATAATTCAATCGCATTTGGATTTAATGATAAACTATTCCAATCTATCTTATCTTTATATAAATTTAATATATATATTACAGATGGATTTAATGATAAATCATACCAATTTAAATAATTAATTATATTTTTATTATGAAATATTAAATTTATAATATTAGAATTTCTCGATATATTTCTTAGATTTATTTTTTCAGGATATTTTTCAAGTAATTCAATCGCATTTGGATTAGTTGATAAATTATGCCAACATATTTTATTAATATTATTTTTTAATAAATGAATAGCATTTGGATTTAATGATAACGCATCCCAATTAATTAATTCCTTATTTTTTTCAAGAAATTTAATAGAATTATTATTTACTGATAAATTATATAAATCCAATTTATCAATATTTATCCATTCTCTTAAAGACATTTAAATAAAAAAATGTTTTTTAAACAATCATTTTTTAAATTATTATTGCTAAAAATAATAATAATAAATATAATATCATAAATATTGATGGATCGAAATATTTAATATGAATTAAATTTAAACTATCCATCATTAAATCATTCGTCTCATCTATTATAGAATTTATAACCTCTTCTCTATTTTTAAATAACCATTTACATATCCTCTTTTTAAAATAAAATGGTTTTTTTTCCAATAATCTTTTATCCCTTTTAAGTGTCGTTGTACTTTTTGTTATTAAATATACAGCAATACTCGCTGATGCCGGTTCAATCATTTTTATATATATCATTCTTGATTTATATATAAAATAAAAATAAATTTAAATCATTTTTTTCTATTCTTTTATTAAAATGTCTATAAATTGTATTTTTAATAAAGCACACGAAGAAGACGTTTTAAGATGTGATATTGCTATTATTTATTTTTCGGCAAAATGGTGCGAACCTTGTAAATCATTTACTCCAGTATATTCACATATCGCCGATCAATATAAAAATTTAAAATTTTTTAAAGTTGATATAGATGAATGTGATGATTTCACAGATAGATTTAATATAACATCAGTTCCTACAATTATAATTTTACAAAATGGAGAAAAAATAAATGAAGTCGTAGGTGTAAATGAAAATAAATTATTAACTATTCTTCAAGCATTATAAAAATCACCTATATAAAATTTAGAAATTATAATATCTATTAAACTATCTTTATCAGGTCTTTCTTGTAATAATCTTGTAAATAAATGATTAATTATATATGGATATAATAATGAAATCTTTCTTAATCCATATTCATATATCCATGTATTTTTACAATATCCCTTTGTAGTTTTATTAATTCCTATTAAATGTTTTAATTTATCCTTATCTTCTTTATGACATATTTTATATTGTATCGCTTCTCTATTTTCACCAAATTCATTTATTGCTCCTGAATGAATTATATCACAATTAAATATAATCGTTGTTCCTTCTCTACCATTTATTATTAATGGTCTCTCAAATAAAAAAGGAGTTGTTTTATGACTAGCAGGACAAATTGCTAATAAATTTCCATTATTTTTATATGTAATACAAGTATATACTGGATATTTTGTTTTAAATATAGATTGTGATGAAGTTACATCACGATGAAATGTAGATACAGCACATCCTTTTACTTTAAATTTATAATCTATAAATTCATAATTTTTAGGTAATTCATTTAATACAGATGGTTTATGAAAATTTCTCAAAACTTTATAACCATCATCTTCTAATGTTCTCATAAATTTATAATAATCTATAGTTTCATATAAATAAATTAAAAGAAATAATAAAATGAATAATAAGAATAATAAATAATTTTTATTTATCATTAAGAATATTTAAATCATATTTTCTTAAATATTAAATTTGTATTATTTTTATAATAATATTTTTTAAAAATTAATAAATATTTATAAAAAAAATTAAACGCATTTATGGTGTCTGTAAGTTGCTTCTATATTCATTATAACAAAGAACCACTTAATTTCATATTTATTAAATATGATAAATTTATTAAAATTTTATTAAATAATAAATCTATCATATTAAGTATTGATGAATTGATATCATATCGAGAATTATTTAATATATATATAATTTCACTATTATTAACAGAAGATACATCAAAAATTAATAGTGAAATTATAGATAAAAAAAGATATTATGGTGTATCTACCATTAAATATTGGAAAAATATTCAATTAACATCATCTTATACAACAATATTTCTTGAAAGATATTCTCATAAAAATCCTTTAAATACTCTTGAACCAAAAAGATCAACTAGTTTTAAAAAAATAAATAAATTTATGAAAATATTCTATGTATATTATGATTATGATTATATCATAAATCCAATTGAATTAATTAATGAATATTATTTCAAAGAAACAGAATATTTCAATAAATATATTGAATATTACAAATCGAAATAATATTTATATAATTCTTTTGGTTTTTTAATATTAATATCATAAATATTTAAATCATCATTTCTATATTTAATTTCTAAATAATTTACAAAATTTAACATATTAAAAGGACAATGAAAAGGCCCGCTAATAATATGTGCTAATACAACTGGGATTTTTTCCCCAATTAACATCTTATTTATAATTTTTTTATTATTTTCATTATATCTAATTACATCAGCATTATATGTCTTATATAATCCATATAATCCATTAAATCCAGCAGAAAAAAATATGTATTTATAAAATATCATTATTTATATAAATATAAATAAATCTTAAATGATTTTATAAACTAATATCAAAAAAATCCCTCTCCATTTCCACAGAAATTTCTTTTATATTCATTTTTGTCTGTTTATTATAAAATTCTATAATATCCTTTTCTTCTACTTGTTTAAATTTATCATTAATTTTTTTTCTCATAAACCAATTATTTTTACCCCTTTTAATTAATTTAAATATTCTTGCCGTTTTATCAACTTCTATTATAATCCCTTTTGATGTTTGTTTATATCCTATAATTCCTATTTCTCCTTTATGTTCTTTTAAATGACATTCTTCACAAACATTAACTAAATTATGAGGAGTATTTTTATCAAAATTACTGAATTTTCCATTTTCATCCGCATTTATTTGATAATTAATATGATGTGTTTCTTTCGCTGGTCTCTCATTACATATCTGACATTTATCCATAAATATAGATGATTTATAATTTGATTTCTTAATATTCATTAAATTTATATCTAAACCCATTATCTCCTTTCTAACTATTTCAGCATTTTTCATAAAATCATTTGGCATATCTAATGAACCACATACATCAATACCATAAATATTTGAACCTTGACCTTCTCTTAATTTCCTCTCATATATAATTTTATCATCTATAATTTCAATATGAATATGAAAAATTCTTAAATTCTTATCTTTAATTATTGATATCGTCGGCAAATCATGTAAATGACTTGTGAAAATAAATGATGATTTCTTTTTTATTAATTCATTTATTGCCGATGATACAATTGCTATTGCTGATGTTATTTCTGTTCCACAACATATTTCATCACCTATTACTAAACTATTTTCATCAGATCTTTGAAGAATATTCCTCAATTCTGTCATTTCAACAACAAAACTACTCATACCTCTATATATATCATCATTACCACATATTCTCGTGAAAATATGATTATATGGACTATATTCAAATAATGTCGCCGGTACATACATTCCAGATTGAGACATAATAATTGATAATCCAACTGCTTTCATTAATGAACTTTTACCAGATGAATTAATACCATATAATAAAATTCCATCTTGATTTAAATAAATATCATTTCCTATATATTCGACATTTGTTATAAGTCTTTCAATAATAGGATGACGAAGATTTTCAGTATTTATATATGAACCTTTATTATCTTTAATAATTGGACGATAATAACAATATTCAAAAGCATTTTTAGCATTACACGAATTAATATCTAATTCTGTTAATTCTTCAATTATATTTGTTAATAATTTAA